TTTATTAATCCAACTAATTTGCCATTTAGATAGCTTTGGATAACCAACCTTATCCGATTTAAGTTCCATCCAAAATTCTTTACTAGCAAAGCAACCATTAATATCAGGAATACCATTAATTGTACTAGATTCTACACGCATTAAATGCATTTTAGGACAGTGTTTTTTAATCTTCTGCCATAACTTTGACTCACGTTTTTTCATAAATTATTCAGGTCGGTTTTGTACCTTTTCTAACTTTGTTACGCTGGATCTCAACAACACATTTCTGTCGGAAAATACAGCAGACTCCTCATCATACGAGGCAAAAGTCCAGACGTGTTTACTATCTTTATCAAAGATAAATGCGTGTGTAATCATTTTTGCTGGTTTTAATTTTTTAACCTCAGACGCTTCTGCGTGTCCAGCGTCTCCGCAGGGATCCAACCAATATATTCTGTAGTAATAATATTTCTTACCACCAACGAGAGCTTGTTTATACTTACTTTTTTTCCGTCTTAACATTTATCCTACCTAAATTCATTTTCAAATCACTGTTATGTACTTCATTAAAAACAGTTATGAAAGAAGTCCAATTGTTACTTTTCAGGTAGTTCTTTTGTCTCTGGCTCAGCTTCGATCGTTTTGGCATTGAATCCATCGATCTTGCTCGATAACTCTCCGAGTTTCTTCTCAAGTTCTGCACGTGACATACCCTCCAATCCTGATACTTTTACTTCTCTCTTATCTACATAAAGACCAGCAAGTTGTCCTGATCTAAATTCTGCATTAATAGCTGATGCAAATTGTTTTTCACCGTAAGCAGCGTCAGCGTATTTCTCTAACCTTTTATATCTACGTAATTTATCTTTTTCATATTTAGCTTTTGCTTTTTCAAGCTCTTGATCTAAATATTTTACTACGTGTGGGTTATGTCTTCTTTGAGTTAATCTACTTCCTATATCAGAAAAATTCTTATCATTTTTAGCTTCGTAACCTGCTTGTTTACAAGCTTCACCTTTTGTTATCTCACCCCAGTTGGCTACAAGTATATCCACAAACTTTCTTTGTTTAGGAGTTAGATCATCTATTGTTCTAAGTGCTTTTGATTTTAATGCCATATTTTTATTATATAGATTATTTTAACCCCTGACTACAACCCGTAAACCTACATTTTTACACTACGCAAGGAGATATTGATATTGAGGTGTATCCAGATACACCATAGATACACCTATAGATACACCATAAAATTGATTAAAAGCATTGGTATACAACAATAATAATCATCAGATACACCAGATACACCACTTTTGACCTCCTATCAAAAATATTACAAAGGGGTCTAGAATATCTATATAGTAGATTTTTTATAGCAACACCCAGACGTTGCTATATATTCTTTGATCTAAACGGACGAATTCGTTGATCTAAATGGACGAATATAGTACAATCTTGGCGATTATAATCAATTTCTTGTTATCATCTGAGGGGGCCAAGGGAGACTGAAGCCCCCTTTTTTTGTTCCGTTGTCCGTTATTCTGTGATACAAACGAATCATAGGAGGACACATGACATAAATTAAGTCGGATAGAGTTGCAGGACTCTCTCGGCATCTTTTCCCCTAGAAAAGGTTAGTTTAGCTTGTGGCTCTATCCCTCCTACCGGATCATGGACACAAAATTTATGATACTTGTTATAACACTAACTTTCTTTTATTGGTACTACCTGACCTTTTATGTTATCTGACTTCGAATTTTTTATATTAACGGCTATTACTTGTTCTTTGCTTTTTGGCTGGGTTTTTTTCGGGTAAGTCTACTAAACAAGTTTATTAACCTATACCACTCTTTTTTATATTTAGGATCTTTAGTTCGCCAGTAATTTCTACTAGCTTCATCTATTTTAAAAGAAAGTGACGTACGTCCCATAAAGAATATAACCCCAAATCATACTTAACCAAAAATATACGGTTCTTGGCCAACTAATACCTAATCTAGCTGCTATTTTTTTTCTAATACTCACTGCGGTTCATCTCCATCACAAATATATCCCACGACCTGTTTACCCTCATATGTATGATAATACAAGTTAGAAAATAACTTTCTTTGCTTTCTTTCATGTACACGGACATTACGTTCAAACCAGGTACTGCAGCTTACCCCTGAAACTATTTCAAACCTCTCAAGTTTTATTTCTCCAAACGAAGTTAAAAAAAGTAAAGTAATAAATATAGGTTTCATTAATCTCTAGGTAGATTATTACTTAAGAATTTATAAATTTCATCTTGATTCTTACACTTAGCTAAACCTTCTTCAAACGCTTTATCTTTTAAATATTTATTAATTACAAAATAAGCAATTATCGTAGCTATAAAAATAGCTGTCATACCCATAAAAAGCATTCCGAAACCATAACCTAAGGTCATTGTTTCAACCTTTGTATAACACCTAGTTTCTCTTCATTTTGAGCAATCGTATCCACAAGCTTATCGGCCTCATCTAAATGCTGAGGATGTTCACCAATTCCTACTGATTTAGTAAGATATATTTCTAACGTGGCTTCAGCACTGCTTATTGCTGCATAGTATTTATCTTCTAATGCTTTTAAAATTTTAAGTTTCATTTCTTTTTATCCTTAAGTTTTAATTTAAATCTAATCTGATCAATCCTTTCCTTAATTGACTTTCTCTCCTCTTTAGTCCCTACAGCCCTATATTTCTTATATTCATTTTTATATTCTATCCAATAACATTGGATCTCAGTAAAAACAATCACTTTATTCTCTAAACACCATTTATACCTAGAATGAACATGATCAGGGTCTAAATTAGCTAAATCACATATTTTCTTAAAATCATGTCCATTACTCATAAACCACTCATGAGCTTCTTTTTTATTATAAGCCTCATTCTTACCTCCAAGAGTATACAAACAATCCTCAAACGCTTGCACAATGATAGCTTGAAATAATCTGTGATCAGACCTTGGGTGAGTTTTTATTATTTCTGTTGCAATATTAGTGCCCATAATCTTTAATAAGCTGGGTGAGTAACTCAAGGTAAAAAGCCTCCATTTTATGTTGACGGAGATCTTTACAAGTTCTGTAATCAATATAAATATCGTTAATAAAAACAGTTCTTTCTAAACCATTCATATGCTCGACTTCATCTAAACCTGAGCTAATAACTTTGTCGAATATTGCCATTTGCATAACCACCAGTTTTGGAAAGGACTTGATATGGATATGGTAACTGGTGGCTATACATTCTTAACCAAAGACAATCCCAAGTTTTTTGCAACTTTTTTTCGTCCTTGTCGCCAAGCTCTCTCAGTTTTATCTAAAAACTGCAGACTAAAGTTCCCCATACCATAATCATTACCATTATAAAGCTGAAACATAATGGAAGTTAATTCATCATAGGTTTTCTTGTTAGGACTTATCATCACTAACTTTTCTAAACCTTTGTCAAATACTTCACTTAATGGCTTTCGCTTTCGTTCTGCCAAAACAATCTCCTTAATTTATAATTAATAAATTGTTCGGTTCGGTGTTCGGTAATCTAAGTAGATTGAAACCTCTACTTTTCATTAGGTTATGAGGAATACAGGTGATCTGTAACAAATGGTAGGCACAAGATCAAGTGTTTTCTTACACCTACCATACAATATCTAGATTAAGATACTTTTTTGAAAATCCTATTGTTTTTCTTTATCGTGAGCCCTTTTACGTGCCTTTTCCATGGTTCTAACTGTTTGCTTAATGTAAGCGCTAGTTCTATCGCCATAGCATGGGTCTTACCTCTAGTAGACTCGCTAATCTCGATTGTTATCTTTTCGTTTTTTGTTGTCTTATTACTACTATCGTCCATTTAGTTTACGTCCTCCCTGTACAAGTAAATCAGCTCTGAGTTTCTCTACTGTTTTGCCTGTCTTTTTAGCGATGGTTTTAAGTTCAGAGTCAACAAGTTTTGCTATCATTGCTCCTGGTCTTCTAAAACCTTTCTCACCCATAGCTGTAATAATTTTATAGTTTTCTATATCTACAGCTACACTTTTCCATTTTTTCGTGTCCATATCTTATACTCCTTTTTAGTTTTACACGTTGATCTATAAACTCTGTCATACTCACACATGTAAGCTTCAGTGCTTATTCTCGGATTCGGTGATCTTTTAATCTTTCGATTAATTGCATCCACACGTTTATCTTGCCAAGTCTTTGCAATTTTCTCTGCTGACATTGTTACCTTCCTTTTCTACAAACCAAACAAAAGACCATTCTTTATGTTCAGGTGTACATTTCTTACCTAACTTAACTGTGTAACCACAACCTGTTACAAATAAGAAAATAGTTAATATAATTATATTTTTCATAGTTCTCCTAATACATTATGAAGTAATACAAACCAGCCACCAATAATAAAAATATCTTTGGTGGTATGATTAATAATACGATTAATAAGCAGAAGTAACCAAATTGTTTCATCATCTTCGCCTCCTGATGTCATTTGAGTTATCTGCACTTGCTTTTTCAAGATCTTGTTCATAAGTTCGACACTCAATCTCATCTTGCACAAAATCTCGAGCCAGCCACTCATTTACTGGATACACAGGAGCAGAATAAACATCTACTTTTGTAGCTGCTAATCTACTTCTTTGTTCTTTAAAATGGGCTGAGTCTTCTTTAGTTTCTTCACCCGCTTGATTATGAGTATGTGTTTTGGATAATATCTGATCCATCTCTTGCACCCATTTCTTAAACAAGTGAGAGCTTGATTTAAGCTCAATTGTTAGCTTACCCATGCGTCCCTCCAAGATTTAAACCTATCTTGTATGTAATCGAACAAAGAATAAAAACCTGTTTTTGCCTTAAATGTTTTAGCAAAGACAGCCTTATCTATTTCGATACCATTATGATAAAGTTTAAGTTCACCTTTATCTCTTTCAAATGTAATTAAGATAGCATCGGTATCTGCACCTAATGTTTGCACAATATCATCAGGACCTCTTTTGAAATCCACTTCTCTGATATTTGTGGTAGGGTGCGTTAAGTTTTCTACCACCTTTTGAAGTGTGCTTGGTTTTTTGTCATCCACATCCATGTTATACTCCTTTTATTTGTTCTGTATTTCTAACAGAATTGATATTAAATGCAAGGATTAAATGGGAGATTAATTGAAGTTTATTTTAACAATGTATGTGTGTTCTTTTATGGATTTTACCTGCGCTCCAGGTATTACATATCCTGAAGTTTTTAATTCTTGGCATCAATGTAGTTTAAAAGCACTTACAGAAACACAAGATCTAATAATATCTTTACCTCAAGATGTTGTAGAAAAAAATAGATTAGCCACAAAATATACGTGTGAACAACTCTCAGATGCATAGGGTTGTATTATTGCCCAAAAATGATATATAATCTCTTATGAACAGTTATCGAATTCAGATACGATCAGAGGGAAAGTATTATGATGGGATAATCGATGCTGAAACAGACAGCGAAGCTCTAAGTCAGGCAGAGAAAAAAATGAGAGCCGGGGAGTTTCAATGTCAAGATGAAGACTTCTATAACAAGAGTAGAGTTTTCATTACATATGAGGAGCTAAAAAATGGCACTACAGGAGTTGATATCGGAGAAGCTTCAGTTGGAGTCCAAATGGGCGAATCAGGCGTTAAAACAGGGTAGAGTAACGACTGAAATGAGGTGGATAGATATTAAAATTAAAGACCTTAAAAAAAGAATCAATGACCAAAGTGTTGTTGATGCATCAGAAGGTCTCTTTGAATAGTTAGTTATAAAAAATAACTAGCAACCTATAAAAAATTCATTTATAAGACAGGGTATCTATGGCTCAAAATAAAGGAGACTCTTATTGTGATATTCCTAACTATATTAGGCATTACGTTGAATCAACCGAACGAGGCCACATTATTAAAATTCTTACTGAAAGTGGACTCAAAACATTCAATTGTACATGGCAGAAAAATCATTACGAAAGAACCAAACCAATTACCTGGAAAAAATAAAATTAAATAATTCCTTCTTTACGTAGTTCTTCCGGTGGCCGTTGTGGGCTACACATTGGGCAGTCAACTCTAATCTTTTCTGTTTCTGTAGTGTCTTTCCAAACCCAGACCACTCTATCATCATAACATCTCAAACAACCAGGTTGTTTTGGTTTATACTTTTTGTTCATTCTTCCTTTGCATCACCCCAAGATTTACCTAATGCTACATCACATTTAAAAGGAACCTTTAAATTTTCTACTGCATTTTCCATTTTAGATTTTATATCTTTAATATCTTTATCATTACCAACACTAAAACATAACTCATCGTGAATTTGTAGTAAAGGTAAGTGACCAGCTTTGTAACAATCTATCATAGCTTTTTTTGCTTGATCAGCTGCAGATCCTTGAATTAATCTATTTAAAGCTTTGTAAGTAAATGCTCTTCTAATGTTATTTCCATAGTTAGCCTTAGCTTCATTGTAATCCATGGCCTGATTCATACCAAAAGTCGCTGGTTCCCATTTATCAAATCTACATTTACGGCCAAGTATTGTTCTAATAAAACCAAACTTACTAGCCGACTGTGTTACTGCACTGGCTAATTTTTTTACAAAAGGGACTCTTGAGTTATATTTATTCAAAAGACCTTCTGCTCTGTCCTTATCGATACCAAGCTCTTTAGATAATTTAGCTTTACCCATACCATAAAACAGACCTAAGTTAATTGTCTTAGCTTGTGTCCTAGATATACCCGCCATGTCAGCTACAATTTGATGAAAGTCAGCTGATTCATCTGCATAAGCTTGGATAAATTCTTCAGAACCATCTAAACGTTCTCCAATGGATGCAGAGTAATGTGCTACCAAACGTGGTTCTTGCTGCGAATAATCAAACGAACCCCACTGTCTACCATCTTCAGGTAAAAACAGAGATCTTATTTTATTGCCATACTCCTTATTTCTTGCTGGTATTTGTTGGAGATTTGGATTTGCATATGATAATCTTCCTGACACAGTTCCGCCTTGATCTGAACGTAATTGATTTATCTCTGCATGTATTCTACCTTTGTGTACATATCTTTGAATAGAATCAATAAAAGTTGAATGAAACTTGTTAATCTCTCTTGCTTCTCTAATTAAACCTGCAATGGGATGTTCGCAGTTTTGTAACCAGTTGGTTGTAAAAGATGGCTCATTAGATTTCGCAGTTCTAGGATATTCAACACCTAATCTATCAAACACCTGCGCTACACTTCTTGCAGCCCAAATGTCCACATTTAAGGTAGTTTCTTTTTTAATTTTATGTAGAACCTCTTTCTCTTTTTTTCTAAATTCTTTTTTGAGTAACGCAGCTTTAGCTTCATCAACTCTAATACCTGTCTGTCTCATTTTAATTAAAATAGGAAGAAGCTCCATCTCCATTTCCCAAACATCATTTATAGATTGTTTTTGTATTTCTGATTTAAATCTTTGCCAAAGTTTTAATGTCAAAGCTGCATCTTGTTCTGCATAAAAGCCAACATATCCTGCAGGCATTTTCCATAGATCTTGTTTTGGATCTATGCCCCACTCTTTTGCTTTTTCTTTTAGATAAGTTTCGTTTTTAATTTCACCTAAATAATCTTTTGCACATGCATTAAGAGAAAAACTCCATCTATTTTCATCAATTAAGGCAGCGGCTACCATTGTATCTACAATCTTACCGTTTACTTCAAACCCATTAGCTAATAACCAACCCACATCATATGAAGCATTATGAAATATTTTAGTGCTTGGTCTTTTTAATAAGTCCACCATAAATGCAGTCGTCACAGCTAGATCCATGTTACCTCCAGCATCATGTTGAATGGGAAAATACCACTGCTGACCTAATGCAGCTACGGCAAAACCTACAATACCACCGTCAAAAGTAGCCCAGCCAGAACCTTTTGTTTTTAAATTTGGATCTTTTGTTTCTAAATCTATTGCAATTTCATCGGCATTTCTTAAATCGGGATACTCTGATGGAGCAACCCAATCACTATCATTATAAATAAAGTTTAATTGATGACTCATGAATCTTGCATTTGAGCAATCATTTGTGCCCACTCCTCTTCTTTTGCATGTGAATCATCTTTAAGTTCTTTTCTTTTTTTATCTTTTATTAACTCTATCTCCATCTCACAATAATGAATAATTTTTTGTAAATCCTCAATACCATTTTTATCTTGATATCTTACTACATATCTTATTACATTAGCTTGAAATGGATTCAGTAAATTTTTTCTAATAAATGTCCAAGGACTTATGACATATTTTTTGTAATGTGATCCACCTATTTGTTTTTCAGACATAGTTGCTTTTATACAATTTATAATATTTACTCAAGGGAAAATGGTATTTGTGATAAGTTCCAAGTAAATGTAAAGTATTTATAGTTCGTGTTACTCCTGTATACCAAACTCTTAATTCTTTAACCCTATCCTCTAAATTTTTTCTGTCAAAATGAGATGGAAAATTGCACTTAGCAGATAAAACAACATTGTCTGCTTCACCGCCCTTTACCTGGTGTATGGTGTCTATAATAATTTTAGCCTTATCGTCTAAATTAATTTTGTTTTTTAGAAGCTTTCTAAAGTAGATTTTTTCTTTGTCCTTAAATTTTCTTTTAAAAGCTACCTCCCAGTTTACCTGGTCCTCAGTCATACCACCCTGTAAGTGTAACTGATCAAAGTTAAATACTTGGTTGGGATGAGCGAAACTCCATTTTTTGCTGTCCGCTGACCGGTAGCCGTGATCTATGTTTAACAAATACGTATACATATTGCAGGCATCCTCTCTCGTTATAGATCCACCATCACATATAGACTCCCAATCTTGGATAGCTTTCCATTGATTAATATCAAAAGATTTATTTCCACGCATATCTTGAAAGTACAATCCTAGTTTTCTAGCTTCATCCTGTAGTTCTTTCTTTACATCATTAATTCTTGCAAGCACCATCCAGGATCCTTGTATCTCCCAAGGAATTTTTTTTAAAGTGCTCCATTTGTAAATCTCACCATCGTTACCGTTAGAAGTAAATTCTTTTTTGATTCGATGTCCTTCCATACCATTTAAAATACATTTAGAAAAAAAATGCACTCTTTTATTTAATCTTCTAGACTCTTTTAGTATTTTAATTTTACCTGGAAATGTTTGAAAGAATATTACGTTAGCTCCGTTCCATTCATAAATTGCTTGATCATCATCTCCAGCGATGTAAACTTTATCAGAGTTTAATGCTAATTTTACAACCATGTCCCATTGTAAAGGTGTAAGATCTTGTGCTTCATCAACCATTAATATTTTAAATGGTATCGGTAAACCAGTTTCAATATACTTTTGCACCATGTCTGTAAAATCCAATCTATCATTTTTAAACTCACCTGGATTTGCCTCATAAGTTTTGTATTGTTCATAGCCTGCAATAATAGATTTAAACTGTTGTAGCCTTACTTTCTTTCTTGGCTCTTGTTTGTACAAAGCTATTGGGTCCATCTTCATATTTCTAGCTCTGTCATAAATTTGTAAAGACCAATTGTTGTAAACTTTTTGATCATCCCATGTAGGTTTATAATTAATTTTTACTGTCCCGTATTGAGTATGAAACTGTAACATGTCAACCTTTGGATCTAAAACAGGTATATCAGCAAATTGTTGTCTAGCTAAACTATGTAAAGTTCTAAAATATTTAAAATCAT